AAGAGAATGTATTTTACGCAGGTTCACGAAGACGCGATACTTAAGTATTGTGTATCACAATGTAATAAAGAAAAGACAATTTTGTATGTTGATTTAATCCGCCCCGCATTCAGCGAGATGGTTGATAAGATTGTATATACTTATAAATTCACAACTCTCCCAAACATAGATGAGTTGAGAGAAGACTGCAAGGTGTGGCTAACTACCATCCTAGCAAAGTATGATCCAAACAGAGGATCGAAAGCATTCTCTTATTTTTCAGTTATAACGAAGAATTGGTTTATCCATAAAGTGAAACAGACCGCAAAAAGAGCAAAACGTGAAGTTGACTATGAAGATGCTCTTAAAGAAATCGATGATGAGAAGATAATGTGCTTCAATCCTTATCATAGAGAAAGAGAAGAAAGAGAATTTTGGTCAAATCTGTTTGTAGAGATAGACGGTTGGGAAACCAATGATATGAACGAGAATGAAAAAAAAGTTTTTGATGCTATTAAGATCTTGCTCAATTCTATAGAAGAGATCGAGATCTTCAATAAAAAGGCAATATATTTGTATCTCCGCGAATTAACTGGGATGAATACCAAACAGGTCGTATCCCAACTAAATAAGTTTCGTAAGAAATATAAGTTGTTTCGGGACGATTGGTACAACGCAAAAATATAGGCGATTTCTATTTACTTTACTATGAGCAAGAAAGTTGACAAAATACTGAAAGAAGCGATTGATAATATAAAAGACGATCGCCAAATAACACGAGAACTCCTTGACGATGCCATTAAGTGGTTGTCAAAGGATGAGTCTCGCCATCAAAATATTGGAATCACCCTGTCCAAATATGTTGAAACCCTCCAAAGATCCAACGATCAATTGGTAAGAGTCGCGGGGCTTATGTCAAAACATGAAGATAATAATAATTTATCTGAATCTGATATGGAAGATATTTATAAGATGATTGACAAGGAAGAGGATAAAAAAGAAGATGGCTGATTATAATATCAATCAATTAACAGGCCGCTTGTCACGTTTATTTACCGGCACAGCAAAAAGGCATTATGATTATTTAGTTAATAGGATTCAAGATAGTCACGAAGAGCAAGCTTTCTCTGAGAAGAGACAAGTGTTTTATGCCAAGTGCATAAGTTTTTATGATACAAACAACCCTTCTTTGGATTCAATTGACAAAATGACTTTCGATGATAAGAATATCAACCAGTACGCTGTAAGGTTCAGGTTCACCGGGATAGACATAGCCAGAAACCAGTTGCCCGATCCCGGGTTACAAGCCCCTGGAGCCCGAAGAGTTCTTACGATTATGCATCCATACGCCATAGTTGATAAGAAAGATGTGATAATGGGAGTTGGTTCCATATTCAGAGTTAGAGAGTTAAATGGAACTTATCTTGTGGACAGCATTCTAGACGCCTCGGAAGCTGATAAGATACGAAAACAAGCAGCGGCAAACGCAAAAGATGCCTTTGTTGGACCTCCCGCTCCTTTAGGTAGCTTCCCTAGTGACCCTACTAGATTGCAAGATATATATATTAATGACAACGCCACTTCTGTTATAGATATTACTAAAAAAGTCAACGGCCAGAAAAATTGGGGCAACGCAGAGCAATCACCTGCAACTCAAGCGGCATGGAATTATCTAAGACCCTTCTTACCTCCCGGGACTGGATTAAACTCTGTAATTAGAACACAAGCTAATCAAGATGCTGTAGCTTTATCTATGGCCAAAAATAGAGGACAGTCCTTTACCTCGGCCAAACCAGCATACGACTTCCTAATAAAGAATAAGGTTCGAATAGCACGAAAAGTGGGGCACGGCCATGGTGGTAAAAACGGTTCAGCGGCCTTTGACTTAAGTGGAGCCGACATAAATGACATTAAAAAATCAATAGAATTATTCAATGATGATCCGTGGATGAATCAATATGTTAAATTCGAACCTTTCATGAAAGGTCACACTAATCGGTCAATTTTAGAGCCGTCTAATGGAGTAAATGGAGTTGCTCATATCGGTCTTTTTTTAATTAAGGTTAAGCTGCCATATGACCCTACCTTTCTAACTAAATATGGTTTTTTTGATTCCGTAGTGGACGAGGATAAAAAGGATTTCATGAAAAATACAGATACAAACCCAGAAGGTTGGACGTGGAGGGAATGGAAACAAAAGTATCCTGCTCATTATAAAAGTATAACTGGACTAGATATAAGCCCACAAAATTTTACAGAACTTAAGAATCAATTGAAAAAAGAATACAAGATAGATAGGACCCAATAAACATGCCAACAGAAGAAATGCTACAAAGAATAGTTCCGGAAGAAACTAACAAGAACCCGACTCCGCAAGGAATGCATGGTCAAAGAATAGTTGAAGATGTGCCCGTGTATGATCTTGCAGGATCAGAGAAAATTATTTCTGGAAACAATAATTGCTTCATAATATTGGGAAGAGATAGGCATTCTTCAAAAGCTTCCGGTGCCAGTGGAAGAGGATTTACTCAATGTGGCTCTATAGATTTGGTTGCTGGACTAGATTCTTCTAATGGTCCACACAATAAAAAAAGAAATCCTAATTTCTTTACCGATGGCGCTAGGGTTTATATAACGCAGAAAGGGAAGATCGATGATTATTTTGGACTTGCGCAAGGGTCATCCTTGGGGGATTCGAAATGGAGGTCTGGTGTGGGACTCAAAGCTGATCAAGTAATTGTTCATGGAAGCAATCATGTTAAGATTGTTACCGGCAAAGCTAGGACCCGAGGAGAAGAAAAAAACTCTATGGGCGGCTCCATGGAATCTGCCGGCAAGATTGACTTAATCGCTGGTAACAACACAGACGATGAGGAGTCCTCACCCATTAACATGTTTGGGTCCCCGTCCACCAGTTTTCTGAAACAAGTTAAAACACTGCAACCAGCAGTAAAAGGGGAAAACCTAGCAGACTTTATTGATGAACTATTAGAAACAATTTCAGATTTACAAAATCAAGTCTTTGCTAATAAAACCGCGATCTTGCAAATAGCAACCTCAACAGCTAATCATATACATGAGATCTGTGTCCCATTCGCACCCTCTAGTCCACCTTTGATTCTCGCAGCTACTCTGATTCCCACTATAACCAAAACTTTTGTTTCTTTGCCCGAATCAACTTTGATAGAGTGGAACCTTTCGACCATGAGAGAAAATTATTTAAATCCAAACTTTGCTACTTATATAAATAGTAAAAACATCAATCTAACTTAGGAACAAACATGAGTAAATTCGCACCATTGCAAAAAGAGGAATGTAAAGAAATTCTTGAAGAAGACATCAAACCAATTGTTTGCCCGACATGCATACCTGATACTCGTGAACCCAAGAGAGACTGGTTAACCGAAAAAGCTCCTTACAAAGATTTGCGCACATGTGAATACATTAATAAATTTGTTGGCCTTAAAGTAACACAAATTGATTTCTCTGATAAAGATCTAAGGAAGTATGCTGAGATTGCTAAGGAAGAAGGGGTTGCGCAACTTTTAAGGCATTTCAATAAACTAGAAGACAATAAAACAATTGCCTTCCTGGTCGACAAAGCGATCATACCTAAAGATGGAATAATAGTCGATGATGACAGTTTTATAAAAATCAAGATTGTTGTAAGTGCTGTAATATTTGACCCGATACCGATGTCCCCATCAACAGAGGATGACGAACCACTGGTTAATAACACTGATCTTCCGGGCTCCATGGAAATCAACGATTCTAATTTTGATTTCTTTACGCGTTTCGCGACAGTAATGATAGCCATTCAGGGATATGATTTAAAATATTCTTATTTTAGACAAATAGATGAAGGAGTCTTGAGATACGATATAGAAGATCAGTTTGTTCTATTTAGCATTAGTCAATTAAAAGATGAGATTAAAGAATTAAGAAAGCAGATGAATGAATTTGTCAAGCTTAATGGTTTTGAGTTCATGGATTTGTCAACATTTTTTAGTTTAAAAGACAAGGTTCAAAAATTTGAAATAGAATTCGATAACTCAGATCCAGAAAAGCCTTTAAAAATAAATAAGGTTTATGTTACTTCGCAACAGTGTCCGAAAGTAGAATTAAAAATCGGCTTGGATGCGTTTAAGAGAAGCTCCTATATGCCAACTGCTCTATATTTCCTGTCAAACTTTCAAAGGATATATGAGGATATCTCCGCAAAGGAAACAAGAGATTGGCTTGAGTTTTTTACTGAATATGTTTACCCGCCAATCAAAGTTGATTATGGTGACGGAGAAGGAGAAGAATTAGTGCCCTCCGGCTTATCCTGTTTGTTGGATGTCGATCTAGCAGACATTCTTAAAAATGCTCTAGAGGACTTCGCTTTTACCGCCATGGACGTTTTTGAGTTCGAATTTGGAAAAAACACATGCTCGGACATACCGGAAGAAAGAGAGCCATCGTTAAAGCAATTTCTCAATCCTAAAAAGCAGAAAGTTTACGAAAAAGAATATAAGCGCAAGATGGCCGCTCTTAAGAAGCAACCCCATTACGCCAAAAAGATAAAAGAGTATAGTCTACCATTAGAACAATTAGAAGGCGAATCATCTACGGCCTTTGACACAAGAGAGAAAAAACGAAAAAAAGCCATCGCGAATCTAAACGAACACTTGGACGATAGAGCCACAGAGACAGCAGATAAAAAGATTCGTGACTTGGAAAAGAGAGATCCGGAGTATTTTAAACACCCTTATGCCGAACAATTCCAATTAGCATTGAAGGCAAAAACAGAATCCGGAGATTCAATATTATCAATTTTTAAAGAGTTAGAGAAGACATCAACATCGGGAGATCCAGGCCAGGACTTTTTAAATATTATTGGCCTTTGCGGTTTCACAAATGGATTAAAAAAGGCAACTAATTGTTTGCTCAAGCAAGTCTCATATGAGCAGGCAATAAAATCTGCTGTAAGCGCCATATTCGCTATGCTGCCAATTGATTCAATTGAAGAGATCCTCTTCGGTCTTCCACCACAAAAGCAAATAGAGATAAGACAAAAGGTTGAAAAAGAGTTTGGACCCTTCAAGCCCCCATGGGAAATGAATGACACTGAAAAAGAAAAAACTCCGGCTCAAAGAGAACAAGAGGAAGCGGAAGCCAAGACGTACTTAACTGTAACAGTCAGAGAGCTTGAGATAAAATATGAAGAGGATGTTGTCATACAAAAGGAAGTCGACGCCCTCATTGCTTCGGATGACCTCAAGGTACCCGAGGGAGAAACAAGAGAGTCTGCGGCTTTCACAATAATGGCAAAGAAGTCAATCGCAACCAGAGAACAGCCGGACCGTCAGGATATCTCCGAGCCCACAAATAAGGTTGTTGGCGCAATTTTAGAAGCCTATTTAGAGGCACTATTAGAATTGTTAGGGATTGACGAGCTGATACGAGCGTTTGAAAAATACCCAGCAATTGGTTTGATAATTAAAACCTTCAAGTCCGTTATAAAATGCCCTTCAAAAGTTATGAAGGATATTAAAAATCTTAAATTAAAAGAATTCAAGATCGATGCATGCAATCCAAGCCTCCCAGTCTTGCCGAAACTGCCTAAAATAGAGATGGTAAACCCGTTCAAGATAGTTAGAAAAAGCTTCATTGCGGCCATTAGAAAGGCTCTCTCTAAAGTCATAACTTCCTTGATAGGTAAATTTCTCGGTAGTTTAGAAGGGAAACTATGTGGCGCATTGGAAGTACTTGGAAAAGGCGCTCTAAATCCATGGGATTTTTTCCAAGCAAATGCCCTTCAAGATTGTCTAAGGGAAGCTTTTTGCCCCGATGCATCGAACGATGACGTCAAGGAACTGGCCAACAATTTATTAAATAAGATAGGCGCAAAAGATGGTGTTTCAAGCGCCATGGATTGTCTCTCTGGAGCTTTATTGGGAATTATGTCTTTGAGTGATATGAAGAGTTTGATGCTGGATCCCTCGAAAAACCCAGCTTTGTTAGACAGAGTTATAGAGGCGATTAGTGTCGGGTGCCCGAGATTCGCCGATATGTTCAACAACAGACCAAGAGTCAAAAATTTCTTTGTTCACTTAGGCAATCTTATTCCTCTATCCGGCCGCGAAAGATTAAGAGCGCTCGATGACACAGATCTCAATGTCCCAATATACAATTCTATTTGTCTAACATCGGAGGAGTTGAGACGATGGGACGAATTAAGAAGAAATAATCTGCAGGCTTATGGGCTTTCCCCACAAGATGCCGCCTCCCAAGTAGAACTATATAACAACAGAGCACAAGAGGCCTTACAAGGCTTGCTTGGTGATCTTAATCAAAACCCCAACCAAGCTTTTTTAGATGCACTAAATGATTTAATGGGACCAACCCCTGATCGTCCTCCCGGATGTGAATTAGAGCCCGGAGAATCAATGTTTGGATCCAAGGCGCTCAAGGAACCTAGAGATGTTGTTAAGATACAAGACGAGATCTCTGATAAAATGTTTGACATACTGGGCGACAGCTTTAAAAGAGAATTCTCTAATAACCCGAATCCATTCGATGCTAGCATAGTTTCAAAGATACTTTCCGACACACGTGGAAACTCGCAAGAATACCATAGGTTTTTAGAATCGTTCCCCTTTACTACTAGACAATATCATGATTCCGCTGCATCGAAGGAACTGAAAGAAGCAGGATTGGTTTTTCCGGATCTTGGTCTTGGAAATGATGATGGGTTTTTCCCGGAAACAGTTGGCGAAGAGTGTCGAGTTCAAATAACGGAAGATAGAGATTATAAGGTTTCGAGGGAAATTACCACGAAGAGTGTAACAGCCGGAAGCATAAAAGGTATTACATATAATAAGATAAAACCAGAAACAGAAAAACCAGACTTTGAGATGAAATACTCCTCCGGAGGAATCGTCAGACTCGATTCTGTGTCATATGCTTCTGATTTATTAACAGGGGATGCGGTAGAAGATTTTAGCTATAAGTCTCTTATAAACTCATCCAATAGAGGGTTCTCTCTAGGAAGCGAAATTAACCTCGACCCCTCCGAAGAGATTAAAGCTTTGCTACTTAACCATACAAGAGATAATAGTTTAAAATACAAAAATTCTGTATTCAATTATTTCTTAAATAGCAAAATGGCCGCGATGACAACAAAGCCAGCTTTTGAAACCATAGAGGTTTATAGAAAAACAAATGAGAAAATATTCAATGAAATTAAAAACCTCTGTGTTGAGGAATCAAACGGCTTCATTTTCGGATTTGAAGACGAAGATTTAACCGAGGACGAGCTAACGTATGTCGGTCCGGAGGGGGAAGAACCGTACGAAGACTTTTATACGGAAGAAGACAGTGTGCTAGGTCGCGCAAAAGTCGAGTCCGATCGTGTTACTTTTCTAAACCCAAAAGAATATGGGGGATCTTACACCGTTCCGCCAATCTATATAGCGCCCAAAGATATGAAGGGGTGGCTGAAAATATCAAAGGTGATATCCCCGGATGAAGAAGAGTGTGAGCCTAAGAGTGAAAATATTTTAAGGTTTTCTGGGATTAAGAAGTCGATTAATGATGTTCGAAATTCTATGAAGATAGACCCCAGAGTTGGATCAAGCGTTGAAAAGTGCTTCGTTGAGAAACCGTTTGATAAAATAATATCAAAGAACGCCGTTGCTGGTATAGATGGTATTGTTAAAATGCATTTACGAATGAAGGTGGTTGAAGAATTCACTAGAAGCTTACCAGTTCTGGCTAATGTGGAGTACTCAAAACGAAATTTTGATATGTCAAATGCCTCATTAGTCTTGGAGTCTTTGATTAAAGACCTCAAAGCTATAAACCCCTTCGGGCTTTTGTTGATAGAAAAAAACAATTATTATATATTAATCTTAGAGCAAGCCTTCCAGTCTTACTATAGATCCACGATCGACAAACTACCAGACTCAGAGGAAGGAGGCAAAGACCTATCGTCACTTCCGGAAAACATACAGGCTGCAATTTCTAAGATTTTAGAGATCAAAGAAAAGTTTTCATATAAAAATATTCAAATACCGGAAGGAAAGGTCAGTTTAAATCTCTTTGGTTTAAATTCATCAGACTCACAAGTGGGAGATAAAGATCTCTCGCCGCTTCCGGAAAACATTCAAATACCAGAAGTAGAAATCAGTCTGGACTTTCTTGGTACAGACTTACCATCCCCGCTCCCTGATTCAAATCTGTTAACCAGTGAAAACTTCATGCTTTACGCGCTAGCGTACCAAAAATACGGAGAGGCTATCTTCACATCAACTGATACTATAACTTATACTCCGGTCGACACTCTATTTCTTTTTAAAGAAAAAAAGAATCTTCTTGCTGTTATATTTGCTATAAGATTGGTGGAGAAAGAGTGTAAGCTGATATTGAAAGAAATGCTTTTTAAAGAATATGAAGAGGTTATGAACAAGTTTTACGAAGAATACCAACCCAAAATAAAAGATATTGGACGATATCTACTGACTAGTAAGAATATATTCATGGACAATAAGATTAGCTCCTTTGGAACTTATATTTATGAGCAAAAAGTCTCTGCCGGTTCTTATCAAAGTATTGGACAGGCTGAGGACGTATCTGATGTAGAGATCTCAAGTCCATGGGGAGAAAATACCAGCGATGATGTTTTGTTTAAGATAGAGAGATATGTTAGGATAGTTGAGAAGGGTGCCTTAGAGGTGTCGCCCGAGTTACAAGAATTATTGGAAAGCAGGGACCACAATCTACGCGGAGTTGTCAATATAGAAAATTTACAAAACTTCTTTGAGGAAAATAAATCTGCTTTCGGTGAATATAATTTAACCGATATATTTGGAACCGCTGTATTGGATGCATCAGAGAGGACATATACAGGGGATATCGGATTAAAGTATGGGCTGAGGATTATTATGAAGCTGCCATCCTCGTCGGTTTCTTTTCCCCGTCCACCAATATTATCTGATCTAGCAACCAGTCGACTTGAGAAGACCTATTATAGTGATATTGAAAACCTCTCTACACCAACTGATATTAGTTTTTCAATACCGATTTGTTTTGCCGAGGTTGATATTAAAGACCAACCAATAGAAAGTTTAAATTTATTATCGGGGAAAGAGTCATATGATCTAGATTGTTTAGCTAGAAAGCTTTCGAATTCCACAGACTTTGAATTATTCTTTAATATGATAATCCCGATTCGGGCCTCATCTTCGCTAGCATTAAATTATTCCAATTTATTCTTTCTAAGATCAATTGGTATAGCGGACGGATGGGATGATGATGCTAAAGAAATGAAAGTTGATTCCGACTCTCAATTTAAACATACAAAGGGTTTATGTAGAAAATTCTTCGCCTCCTTTTACAATAGTAATAGTTTTGTTGCTGAATTCAACTTAAATTTGCCGAAACTAGAATTTCCTGATTTTTTCAAGTTATTGTTTGGAGGGTTCGATATACCAAGTTTGAACATTAATCTTCTGTTACCGGATGGGTTTAAGTTTGACCATAAGGTTATTAAACAAAACCCGTTCGATAAAAACAAAGAACTCTGTGAAGAAGATGTTGATAAATTATTTTAGCAAATAATTACTATGGAGTTTTTCTATGATATTTGCACCAAAGTTCCCCTTGAGGTTCAAAGAACAAAAGGGTTTTGAAAATGTAACAGATATGAAGGAGCTGATAAGGTTTCATCTTACTAATCTATTATTAACCTCCCCGGGGGAGAAAATAAGTGACTCGGAGTATGGAGTTGGAGTTCGAAGATATCTATTTGAACAGATCACTGAGGGTTCAATCAACAATATAAAAGATGATATCACTTTTGCTATACAAAGATACTTATCTTATATTACTCTCGAAGAGGTTATAGTAGATCCTTTCCCGGAGCAGAACAAAATAACAATTGCAATAAGGTATAATATTATCGACACAAAAGAAAAAGACGTGTTAGCTATAGAAATTACCGGCACTACGTCAAACGACGTAATATATTGAGGAACCATAGATGCCAAAAAAACCTTTAATAAAATACACTAGTAGAGATTTCAATTCAATTAAACAAGATTTAATTGAACATGCTAAACGATATTACCCCAATTCATATAACGATTTTAATGATTCCTCTTTTGGTAGCATGCTTTTTGACTCGGTGGCGTATGTCGGAGATATGTTATCCTTTTATTTAGATTTCCAAACAAACGAAAGCTTTTTAGAGACTTCTCTGGATTTTAACAATATAAGAAAACTAGCCAGCCAGATGGGATACAATTTTTACGGAAATCCCTCAGCTTATGGCGTAGCCACATTCTTCGTTTTGGTACCAGCTAACTCGACTGGTCTCGGTCCGGATACTACGTACATTCCAATTCTTAAGACAAAAAGCAAACTCAAGACAACTAATGCTGCTACTTTTACATTGACAGAGGATGTTGATTTCAACGATCCAGCTACGGAAGTCGTAGCCGCTAGATTTGATGAGTTAACCGGCAAACCAACATTTTATGCGTTAAGGACCTTCGGACAAGTAAAATCCGGCAATGAGTTCTATAAAGACATTGATGTCGGTACTTATACCAAGTTCCTTAGAGTACGAGTTACGACTGCCGCAATTAACGATATCATCTCAGTATTTGATTCAGAGGGTCATGAGTATTACCAAGTCGATCATTTATCCCAAGAGGTTGTATATCGCGAGACCACAAACCCCAACGCTGTTTCTGACAACGTAAGATCTATAATTAAACCA